GACGGCAGCACTACCCCCTTTGTAGCCGATAAGCCTACCGTTGAAGACGAGTACCCAGAGCCTAAAGATGCGGCACCTGAGGAAGAGCTAGAGCCCGAGGCGCCTACCCAGCAGATGATCACCCGTAAGGTGAATGGTCGCGAAATTACGCTTCCGCTGGAAGAGTGGCTAGTACGAGCACAGAAAGTAGAGTCGGCTGACGAATATCTACAGTACGCAGCCCGCGCTAAGAAAGACATTGATCAGCCTGCGCCCACGCAGCCTGCTCCACCCCCACCCGTGCATCAAGGCCCTTCTAAAGAGGAACTTGATGCTCAGGCGCTCGCCACCCGGCGACAGCTTGCCCGAGCTATACAGATGGGCACTGAAGAAGAGGCAGTCGCTGCGATTGAACAGTTGCAGAACATGGCTCCACAAACTCCTACCCTAACGGTGGAGGACGTGGGGCGTGTAGCCGATGAGCGTCTGAAGTTTAACACTGCACTAACGTGGTTCAGCAACGAGTACCGTGACCTAACCTCCAACCCCCAGCTCTACAAGATGGTAGTAGAAGCCGAAAGCGCACTGGTGCGCAATGGCGACCGCCGCCCCTATGCCGAGCGGTACGCGGACGTTGGAGACTCGATTCGTACTTGGCGTGACAACCTAATTGGACAAGTGAAGCCAACTACCACTCCAGCCCCGGTGGCATCCCTAGACGCCAAGCGTGCCGCCAAGGCCGCAGCACCTAGTACGCCTATGTCTGCCGCCCGGAAAGCTACCCCCGCAGCGCGGGAAGAGGAAGATGACTCCCCAAGTTCAGTAATTGCAGCGATGGCTAAAGCACGAGGCGGGCCTCAGTGGTCCCGCGGATAATTTTAACTTTATAAAAGGAGCCTATAATGGCAGGACAAGTCTGGGCGGTTAACTCGCTCGGTGGCTTTATGTATAGCCGCCAACTCTCTAACGTGCTGCGCATGGCAGTGCAACCTCTGGTCAAGTTCCGTCAGTTCGCTGACGTACGTGACGCAAGTCAGCAGGGCAAGAAGAAGGGTGATATCTTCACCTGGGACGTATTCTCTGACGTGGCTACCCCCGGTGGCGTGTTGACAGAAACCAACACGATGCCGGAAACTAACTTCACAATCACACAGGGAACCCTGACCGTGACTGAAGCAGGCAACAGTGTCCCTTACTCTGGCAAGTTGGACAACCTGTCTAAGTTCCCAGTCCAGGAGCTGATCCAAAAAGTGTTGAAGAACGATGCTGTCAAGTCGTTTGACCGCTTGGCTTGGGCTCAATTCAACCAGACTCCGCTGCGCGTCCTGCCTACTGGCGGCACCAGCACCTCTGCGCTGACACTGTTCACCAACGGTACAGTGACTGGCACGAACACTATCGCCTACAACAACGCGCACGCCAAGGCACTTACCGACCTGATGAAGGAACGTAATATCCCTGCCTACTTGGGCGACGACTACTATAGCTTGGCATGGCCCACGACGCTGCGGACTTTCAAGAACAACTTGGAAACCATCCACCAGTATAGTGACACCGGCTTCAAGCTGATTATGAATGGCGAAATTGGCCGTTATGAAAACAACCGCTACGTTGAGCAAACCAACATCGCTAAGGGCGTAGGCACTACGGGCATCGCAACCGCATCTGGTGGGGATATGGTGGCGTGGTCGCAGGGCGTGTCGGACTGGATTTTCGCGTTCGGTAATGACACAGTGGCAGAGGCCGTGGCTGTACCAGAGGAAATGCGAGGCAAAATCCCAAGCGATTACGGTCGCTCTAAGGGGGTTGCGTGGTACTACCTCGGAGGTTTCGGCATCGTACACACCCTCGCTGCCAATGCTCGCATTGTCAAGTGGGATTCCGCAGTTTAATTAGGAAAGGAACCGAGCACCATGACTACTAAAAACTTGGCGTATGACAATGCCGCCTACCTTGCGCGGCTCTCTCACGGCTACGGCCAGAACGCTGCTGGCGCGTCCACAATCTTTGGTAAGTTCGTTGCGTTTACTGCGCTTACGGCCTTCTCGGTAGTGGCAACCCAGTTGACCGCAGGCACGAGCACCTACACTGCTTGGAACGGCACTGCCACTACTACCGCGATCAACGGAGACTCGTTCTCTGTTCTTCGTGTGTCTAACAGTGCGGCTATCGGGGCCACTCCGGTGCTGACCACTAGCACCTACGGCCCTTACAACTTGTCGCTGTACAATGGTACGTCCACAGGCACCCAGACCACGGTGGCTGGGGCGTTTGTCACTATCCCGTTGGCGGGTACAGGCGGCGTAGCGGGCACCAACGTAGTTGGAGCTGGCATCGCGCTCAACCAAGGAGACACCATCCACATTGTGCGAGGCACTGATGCTACTGCTATCAGCGCCTACGCCATTGAGTATGACCTCACTCCGAACGCTAACATCACCTCTTAAGGAGAAGCTGAAATGGCAATGAACAACACGTCCACCAAGAAAAAGTACGCTGAAGTGCAGGAAAGTCCTGTTAAGAAGGCAGAGCCGTCCAAAGACGTACATATGTCCAATAAAAAGGCTGTGTACGAGGGTCAAGTGTCGGGTTCCACCGGCGACCAGCCCTTCGCGCAGCCAATGAACCATGGCGCCCCCTCCGAGATTAGTGGAATCGGCCGCACCTACAATGACATTGGCGAGCTCTCTGGCTTCATTACTGATGGCTACCTAGACAAGAATGGGATGCCCTTTGGCGAGGCTGCTAAGTTCAACTTCCTGCCACCCGGCATGGACATCAGCAATCAGGAGAATGCTGAGATTCACGACATGCCGATGCGTATGCTCGTGGACGTCAGCTACCCCGGCGATGGCTGGATGCCCAAGCCTCGTGACGTGCAAGAATAACTTGCCCCAAGCGTAGTAACTTAAGATAGGCCGCTACTTGCGGCCTATCTTTTTAGGAGAACTTAAGTGGACCACTTACAGGAAAAGTTTCAGATTACAATGCCTCCAAAAGCGGAGACCAGCACCGATGGAGACTGGATATTCCCGGTGCGGGGCACCAAGAACCGAGTAACTCAGGGTGCGGGGTTTATGCACCGCATGAATTCTAGCTCCGCTAGTATGGAGCCTATGGCCCCCAAGTTCAATCAACTGCCACCGGGCATGGAGATTGACAACCAGATGCGATTCACGCAGGGCGCTATGCCTCTGAGCCTCGCAGGCAAGACCGACGTTACGGACAACGTAACCCCTAAGACTCTGATAGGGGGCTTTACACGCCTTACCATGTGCGCTACGGACGACCAATACACTGGAGAGCATGTAGACCAGTTCTATGGTCTTGCCTATGGTACGGACAGCGAAGGCGGTGTGGTCGAGGGCTTTGCAGAGCGCAATAACTACTTAGACAGGGAGTAATAGACTATGCCTAATCCAGTAGCTTCATACAGCATTCCTCCGTACGGACCGCCTGCCAGTGCCATTCTGGCCGGGCTAGCTACAACGAACGGAGGAACTATCATCACTATCCCTGCGGGTCAAACTTGGACGGGCCGGGTTACAATCTCGGCCACGATTGTTGTAGCCACAGGGGGCGCGGCGGTAGCAGGTAGCGCACGGGTATCTACTGCGGGCACCGGGGTCATCCCATCCGCAGGTGACTATCTACGCCTAGACCTTAACGCTCCGCAGTCCGGCGCGGCGTTGAACGGCACCAACAGTACGGGTAGTGTGTCCTCTCCCTTTACGGTGGTCGCCCCCGCTGGCAACTCGGTCACGCTCGTGCTCAATGTGACCAACACCAGCACGCAGAGCGCATCCGCCGCTGGCGTGCTGACCTAAGCGGTGGGCCATTATACCCCGCGCTGGGGTATAATGGCCCACCCAATCACTACCGGAGCAGTAATGTCTAATATGCTAGATCTCAAGTCATCCTACGGGATCGTTTATGGTCATGAAACTATTAAGTTTCAGCAAGGCGGGCGTGACTACGACGCCCAGCACAGGCAGATAAAGCCTGCCCCGGTGGACCCCGTTAAGGTGGACCCTAAAACGGAGAAGTTCGTCTTAGAGACGGACAAGCTGGCAAACGCCAAGTCGTTTCTCCTTCAAATTCTTAAAGAGAACCCACTGAGCAAGTCGGCTATCTTTAAAGAAGTAGAGAACAACAACCAAGTCTGGAATGACGTGCGAGACGCCGCGCTGGAACTGCAAATTGCCAAGTATAGCCAGAAGAACTTGGAAATGTGGAAGCTGCCTGAAGGAGCTCAATAATGGTGTGGGACATCAACGCCCCATACAAGCCAGAATCTCAGAAGATTTGCTGGGAGGTGGCCCCCTACCTGCGCGGCAAGGGGTTAGACATTGGCGCTGGAGACTTTAAGGTTTTGCCCCACGCCATCAGTGTTGATAACATGAACCACGCTCAGTTCGGGTTCAGCACTAGACCGGACATCACCTCAGATGCCGAGGACCTGTCCGTATTCAGCGACGGCTGTATGGACTTTGTGTACAGCAGCCATACGCTAGAGCACGTAGTCGACCCAGTGAAGGCCCTTAAAGAGTGGCTGCGCGTGGTTAAGGTGGGCGGGTACTTGGTGCTGTACTTGCCCCATAAGCTGTACTACCCCAACGTTGGAGAGAAGGGAGCTAACCCAGACCACAAGAGTGACTTCTTGCCAGAGGATGTGATTGGCAAGATGCCACCGGGCTGGGACTTGATTGACCTACAAGAGCGCAACGGGGACGACGAGTATAGCTTTCTACTTGTGTTTAAGCGCCTACAGGGCAATAAGCGTGTGCGTAGCTACCTAGCCCCTAGGCCAACAAAAACGGCCTGCGTAGTGCGGTATGGTGCCTTTGGTGACCTAATGCAAAGCAGTAGCGTGTGGGCTGGGCTTAAAAAGCAAGGCTACCACGTTACTGTATTCAGCAGCCTACCGGGCGCAAGCGTTATTACAGAAGACCCGAATATTGATGAACTAGTCTTGTTCGACGTTGACCAAGTGCCTAACGCTAGGCTGGGAGACTTCTGGGCTTGGCAGAAGAAGAAGTTTACCAAGTGGGTAAACCTGAGCGAGTCGGTAGAGGGCACCTTCCTCGCCATGCCGGGGCGCACCCCGCACGGCTGGGCTCCCCTTGTTAGGCACAAACGCATGAACGAGAACTACGTGCAGTTCCAGCATGAGATAGGCGGCGTACCCCACGACCCGCAGATTAAGTTCTTCGCCACTGACCTTGAAAAGAAGTGGGCTGCGGACACACGAAAGAAGCTAGGCACCGGCCCCGTAGTAGTGTGGTCACTGGCGGGGAGCAGCGTCCATAAGACATGGGCTGGCCTAGACGCTATGCTGGCAGGGCTAATGATTCACTACCCAGAGTCCAAGGCGGTGTTGGTAGGTGGACCCGAATGCGTGATACTGGAGGCGGGGTGGGAGAATGAGAAGCGGGTAATGCTTACCAGTGGCAAGTGGAGCATTAGGCAGTCTCTGGCATTCCTAGCCCATGCTGACCTAATAATTGGGCCCGAAACAGGTGTACTTAACGCAGCCGCGTGCATGGAGGTGCCGAAAATTGTCTTCCTATCCCACTCAACCCACGAAAACCTTACCCGAGATTGGAGAAACGTGTTTCCACTATCTAGTACAGGAACTGTCTGCCCCGGACGAGGTAATGACGAGGCTCCAGCGTGCCACCAGCTACACTATGGCTTTGGACACTGCAAAAAAGACGAGACAACGGGCACGGCTCAATGCCAGGCAGATATCCCTGATGGACTCGTTTGGGAAACTATAGAAAAGGCTTTGAAGTAACATGACTACCAGCGGAACGTACTCATTCTCGGTTAACCGTAACGACATTGTTCGTGAGGCCCTGCTTAACATCAGTAAGATTGATGGCATAGACCCCATTGAAGACGTCATTATGAATGACTGCGTCCGTAAATTAAATTTACTGGTCAAGCAGTGGCAGGGCAAGACGGACTTTGCCCCCGGACTTAAGGTGTGGACCCGCAAGCGGGGGCATATGTTCCTTCACTCTACTACCGGGCAGTACACCGCAGGACCGAGCGGCACGGGGTGGACTAACAGCTACCTACAGACCTTCAGCACTGCGGTGGTGGCTGCGGCGGGTACTGTAATCCCAGTACTTAGCTCTACGGGGGTCACCGCTGGGGACAAGCTGGGCATAGAACTCAACACTGGCGACCTCTACTGGACAACGGTAACCATAGTTGCTGTGTGTAGTATCACAGTAGCACCCGCGCTACCCAGTGCCTCGGCGGCTAATAACGTCGTATTCACCTACACGACTGTGGCACAGCAGCCGTTGATGATTGAGTCTGCCCTGTTGCGGGACAACCAGTATAACGACACCCCACTTAACATAATGCAGGCCCGGGACTACGACTTTTTGCCCAACAAGGTTAGTCCCACCAACTACGGCGACCCCACAGCCATCTACTACGAAAACCAACTGACCTACGGGTATATCTACACGGACGTAGCGGGCACGAATGACGTGTCCAAGCACGTTGTAGTCACGTACTTGGAGCCCGTACAAGACATAGTCAATGCTACGGACACCCCTTACTATCCACAGGAATGGTATCGGCCCCTGTGCTGGGGGCTGGCTAAGGAGTGTGCGCCAATGTTCAACGCTACGTGGGGCCCCGTACACGAGTCCAACTACAAGGCAGCATTGCAGATAGCTCAGCAGAAAGACCCAGAAGTAGAGACTAGATACTTCACCCCCGGAGAATAGAATGAAAGACTTTCAGCTATTCGGCCTAGGACTGCACGCTAGCAGCTTCGTTCTAGCGCCTGAGTCTAGGCTTAACTGCTACTACGAGTTCCGAAAGGACGAGTCTGGCGGTGGGCGTATCGTG